CCTAAAAGAAGCTACTCCTTAAATGGCAAACCTTACTAAACAAAATACCAGTCTAAGGCTCTTTACTAGTTTAAATATACGAGTTAGAGATATTCTTAGCGAAACTATACAGTTCTTACAAACTACGTTTAAACAGAGTCGTTCTGTATTTACTGCAGCTTCACCATTTGGGCAGCTATTAATTGTTGTAGAAAACTTAAGTCAACTTATTTTTTATTACATCGAAGATTCAATTACTGAACTAAATATAAATGAAGCAAGTCGAGTTTCATCAATCTATTCATTAGCTACTCTTGCTGGCCATAACCCAAGTAGAGCAATTGGTGCAACTGGCCAAATCCGAATTATTAGAAAACCTAATATTACTCCACCTGCAACTAAAGTTGTGCTTAATAACTTATTTAGAGTTCGGTGTGAAACTAACGGGCTTACTTATGCAATTGAACTTACTCAAGAAGAAGTTAGACTTGCACTAAGTGGTACTGAAACTACTGCAATTTTTAATATTCGTCAAGGTCAAATTGAATCCCAAACATTTACAGCAAAGGGAATTGCATTTGAAAGCTATCAAATGGGAGCTCCAAATAATTTTTATATTGATAATTTTATTGTTAATATTTATGTTAATGGAGAGAAATGGACTAAGTACGAATCATTATTAGACATGCCAAGAGGAGCAAAAGGTTTTATTGCAAAAACTGGTATAACAAATGGATTAGACATTTATTTTGGCAATGGATCATTTGGTAAAATTCCAACCACCGGTTCAACTATTGTTGTTGAATACTTAAATACTGACGGCTCTGCTGGCAATGTTAAAGTTGATAATAATGCACAAGTATTATTTTCTTTCGTTGATACTGGATTTTCTCCAATTGGCGAAGAGATTATAATGAGTGACTATTTTAGAATTGTAACAGTAAGTGCTCCAAATTTTGGAGTAGATCCAGAGGATCCTACCTTAACCAGGTTAATTGCACCACGCGCATCAAAAAGCTTTGCCCTAGTTAATCTAGATAATTATGAAGTCCTATTGCAAAAAATGCAAATGTTTTCAACTATTAAAGTATTCTTAGATCAAGATACAACTGGAAATATCCTAGATTCTAGAATGATTAACCTATTCTTGGTACCAGATGTTACTCAAATGTTTAAAAATGGAACAGACTATTTTAATTTGCCAATTAGCAATTTTAAACTAACAACTTTTCAAAAGAATGAATTAATGAAATATATTGAGAAATCTGGAACAAAAATGATTTCGACTGACTTAAAAATAGTTGATCCAAAAATTACCCGATACATTATTAATTTAAGCATTATTGCATTTGATGATGTTTCTCAAGATATTGTTAAATCTGATATTGCGGATGCTCTAGGTCAATATTTTATTAAATTAAAGAGACATGACCGTGTTCCAAAGAGCGATTTAATTACAGTAGTAGAAGCAATTAATGGAGTTGACTCCGTTAGTATTAATATGTTAAGCGAGTTTAATGAACTTTATAAAAAAGCAAATCCAACCAGTGAAACACTAGTAGGGCTAGATGATTTTAATGATATTATTATTGGACTAGACGAATTTCCGGTAGTACGTGGAGGTTGGACCGATTCTCAGGGTAATAATTATGCAGAAGGATTGTCTGACTCTGCACTAGGTGCACTAAATATTTCAATTAAAGCACAAGTTGCTCGTAAAAATACTGGAATTCTATGATAAGAAACTCTCTTTACCAAATGGTGTATAATAGAAAAGACAACCGTCTTCATTTAGGTTATAAGTATAAAAATAATTTAATGAAACGAGTCCTTTCAAATCAAATGTTTGGAGCAAACCCAATATTAGATTCGTTTATTGCATATATTGAAGCTTACTTATACGAGCATATTGAGGCAGTTAAACAAATTAAAATATTTGCAAATCCAGCACTAGATAAGAATGAAAATCGACTAAACTAATGTATGGCTGGACCAGTATTCTCAAAGGAAAAAAAGGCTCAAATTAAGGGCGAACTTGAATCACTACTAAGCACCTATTCTGGCGGACCAAATCAGGAAGATGATAATATTGACGAGCAACTTGCTGAAATTGCGGCAGCTCCACCTCTAGACTTTATTGAAATGAATGCAGGCTTTGAAAAACAGGCTAAAAATATTACAGACTCTCTTCTTTCGTTTTATGTTGAGCTTGGCGTATTAGACAAGCACGAATATATTAAACAAAAACAGGTTCTTGATAATTCAAGTATTCAAAATATTTTCTTTCAATTAAAAACAATCCGAATGGCAATTGAAAAAATTGCTGAAGAAATTAATCAAGGCAACACTCACCCTAGATTATTTGAAGTATTTGGACAACTCCAGGATAAATTAACAGCAGTTGTAAAAACTCAAGCAAATTACATGCTATTTCTGGAAGATACTTATAAAAAGGTAAATCAGGATATTGCACAAAAAGAATTAGGTGGAACCGGCCCACAAGTAAGAGCAATACCCCAAAGTTCAAGCGATTATTACATCACGGCCGGTACAAAAAATTTAATAAAAGAAATTAACGCTCTTGAAATAGAAGAAGATACCTCTGATTCAAGACACTTAACTCATCCAGGTCGAAAGGCTGAAGTTATGATAGAGAGAGGCGTATCCAATGTTAGTATTACAGAAGATAGTGATATTGATTATATGGATGACGTTAATTCATTAATATGAAAGATTTTATAGCAAATAGTGGAAGTCGAACTCAGATGAAGCTGTCTGACCTTGACCAAGAGAATAGTGCGATTTGGACAACGGTTAAGGTGCAACAATTACTTGATGATTTTGAAAATGGGGCAATTGATATTAAAACAATTAAAAATTCTCCGTTTAAAGACAATGATCCAGTTTGGAAAAAGGCAAATATTGTATTTGAATATACTCCAGAAGAACTTGAAGAAATCCGAAAATGTAAATCTGATCCAGTTTATTTTGCAGGTAAATATGCTCAAGTAATGCAGGAACAGGGTATTGAGCAAATTATCTTACGCGACTATCAAGAAGAAATTATCAGATCATTTAAGAATAATCGATTTAATTGCTTAATGGCAAGCCGCCAAATTGGAAAGACTGTAATGTCTGGCGTATTTATTGCCTGGTACTTAATATTCCATACTGATAAAAACGTCTTGGCTGTAGCCAATATTGCATCAACTACTAAAGAGGTTTTAGATAAAATTAAATCAGTACTTGAAAATTTACCGTTCTTCCTAAAACCTGGCTGTATTTCAAATAATGTAATGTCAATGAAATTTGATAATGGTTGCCGATTAATTGGCCGTACTACAACTAAAAATACCGGTATTGGTTTTACAATTCACGTATTGTACATTGATGAGTTTGCACATATCAATCCATCTTATTTGGACTTTTTTTATCGAGCAATTTATCCTACAATTTCAGCCTCATCTAATTCAAAGATTATAATAACGTCCACGCCAAATGGTATGAACCGCTTCTATGATATTTACATGGATGCAATGAATGGTGCAAATACCTATGTTCCATTAAGAGTAGATTGGTGGCAAGTTCCAGGCCGTGATGATGAATGGAAGCAATCAACCATTGCAAACTTAGGTTCAGAAGAAGACTTTAATCAGGAATATGGATTACAATTCTTTTCATCAGATAAGTTACTGTTACCATCTAAAGATCTTAAGAAAATATTTAACCTACGCACATCATACGTCATCCCAGAGTGGGCTCAAAGCCCAGACCATTTAGCAATATTAGATGGCTTTACAGTTCACCCAAACCTTGCCAAATTAACACCAGATGATATTAAAAATGATGGTAATAACTATATTTTTGCAATTGATACCGCCGATGGATTAGGTAGAGATTATTCAGTAATTAATATTTTTAAATTAGCGGCACTTCCATTAAAAATGTTAGATCAAGTAAAAGACTTTATTAAAAATGAAGGCGATATTTTTACACTAGTGCAAGTTGCAACGTTTAGATCAAACCGAAAAGATATTAACGAATATTGTAATACTTTAGAACATTTGTTGTATAATATCTTTAATCCTGAAAAAGTTAAACTTTTAATTGAGCTTAACCATAAGGGCGAATGGGTAATGGATAAGCTAACACAAAATGAGGATTTTTGGCCAGGTCAAGTAATTCACTCAAAACATACAACAACCTCAGTGAATTGGAAACCTGGATTAAAAATGACAGAGACCAATAAAACTAAATATTGCGAGCGATTTAAGTATTTAGCTGCCGTAAATAAAATTTTACCAAATGAACATAAAACAGTTCATGAACTTGGTGCATTTGGTAGATCAAGTAATGGTAATTACCGAAGTCAAAGTGGTAATGATGATTTAGCAATCACATGTGTTGAAACTGCTGCCTTCTTTGAATCACCAAACTTTTGGGAATTAGTAAATGAAGAACTTGATCGATTGCCTAAAGACTATTTGTCAAAAGTATATTCATTATATTTAGGAGAAGCCTATCTTGGAAATTCATCAGGTTATGATCACTCTGCTCTAAGGGAATTAAATACAACTGCCGAAATTAAAAAACCTGGCAAAATGGTTAATGTATTTGATGAAATGACCCTAGCACAAATAAAAAGAACCCGTGAAACCTTTTACGGAAATAATTCAAAGTCAGGCTATGAAACATGATGATTTTTTAAAATTCGACTATGGCACTAACAAAAAACAAATTTTTGATATATTAGTTGCCCAAATAGATATAGCCATTTCAGAAAAAAGGGCCCATATCTATATTAAAAAACTAAAAATAGTCGATGATGAACTTGACATTATTGCCGAAAATAAAGATTGGCCAGAGTGCTTAACTAAAGCACTTGCGTTTTACAAGCAAATTGAAGATTATGAATCTTGTTCAAAATGTCAAAAATTATTAGACAAGATTAATCGTAAACCTAAAAAAAGAACCACTAAGTCTAATGGCTGAAAAACCACAATCAAAGAGAAAGTCTCAATCATTTAAACCTGAATTAACTGAAAAGGAATTAAGGCAAATTAGCCTAAAACCCTCACAGGCTGATTATTTACAAAAGATTATGGCTAGCGATATAACTTTATGTTATGGACCGGCTGGAACAAGTAAAACATTTACTGCATGTTTAGCTGCACTAAAACTTTACCTAGGTGGAAAAATTAAAAAAATTATCTTATCTAAACCTATTCAGGAGTCTGGAGAGAAGCTTGGATTCCTACCTGGAGAAATAAAGGATAAAATTGATCCATTTATGGAAAGTTATCGATCAAATTTGGTAAAATTATTAAATGACCCTAATAATGTTGGTTGGTTAGAAACTGCTGGCGTTATTGAATTTAGACCTCTTGCTTATATGAGAGGTGCAACATTTGATAATTGCTTAATGATTTTAGATGAAGCTCAAAATGCTGACTTTAAACAGTTAATGCTATTCATTACTAGGATGGGTAAAGATTCTAAGGTATTAATATGTGGAGATGTAAGCCAATACGATATAGCAAAGAGTAAAGTAGCTTTACCTGATTTTATTGAATTGCTTAGTGGAATTAATGGTTTAAGTGTGCATACCTTTAAAGACGAAGATATTGTGAGAAATAAAATATTAATCCAAATAACCGAAAGATATGATAAATGGAAATCGGTTAATCCAAACAAATACACCAACTAAACCAATTAAATGAGCGCATACGATCTACTAAACAA